CAGGTCATGACACCGAGAGACCTGCAGATGCAAGGACTGTCTAGCGTCACTTAGGTGACCGGGTTATCAACCCCCCACACAAATTTTGTTACAGGTTTGCGTTCCTGTCGATGAATCGCAGAACGATTCTCCAAGTAGTCGTCCCAACGGTAATAATACACGTTGAAGTCGATATACTCACGATTAATGTGGTAGTCTTCGGGCTGATTTGCGGGCATATGCTCGCATAACCAGTCGAAGTACATCGCACGATCGTCGTCGGTTTTCATGCCGACGGGCCGGCTCACCTCAAAGAGGCGCCTGGTCTCGAAACATTGGAGATCCTTGTTAAACCGACGTCTGAAGAAGACGTGGTTTGATGCATTATGTTCTGTATAAAAAACATATGCTTCAGGATTAATCCGTTCTGAGATAGGCCTTCTGTAGACAACGTCACTGGTCCAGTTTTCGTACCAGTGGCAGAGGTCATCAGAAAGTTTTTGCCCAAATTCCGCCCCTAAATGATTTAGGAACGGGATGAAGGAGCTTTTATCGTATGATTTGCACTTGATGTAATGGATCGGACAACCAGCGTAGTAGTCACCACCACAGGATTCTCTAAAGAGTCCCGTAGTGAGTGTTTTGCCACGATTTACGGCTAATCCGTATCCTTCAAGCGCATCGATAACAGCACCGGCTGCCTCTCGGCGGACGATGATGTCATCACCATAAACATAAACAAGATCTGTAACAGTACGAGCGATTGCCCAAAAAACAATTGCCTCAATGGGAAAGCATAATGCTGAACCCATGGGCGCATACTTCTTAAGTTTGCGTTCAGTACCATTAGGGAGACATGCAACTGTTGATCGCGTAGCTTCTAAAGCCTCGCGCCATTCATCAGTTGATAACATGGAAACTAAGTCCCACGAAACCAAATCCGACGCATCTTTAAGGTCGATCGTGGCATAACTGCCATCGAGCGATCCTAATTGAGCTAAACGACGGTTGACTGACTGATCCGTAAAATTGATAAACCCCTTCGCAGGGGAATACAATTCTACGTGGTCATAAATCAACTGTTGTAAGCCCTTCTGAACCATCATGACTTCGTGAGCCTCTATACAAATTGTACGAGGACCACGAGAATCTTTTGGAACAAAAGAGACGCGTGTTTTGACGAGTGGTCTAATCTCAGATTGAGATGCAGTCATGCTTTCAATAGCGTGATTTGCATCCAAATAAAACGTATCTAGCCCGAAGAGGGCAAACAGAGCAGGGTATATATTCCTGTCTGTTCTACGTTGAATTGAATTAGATTTATCAAAGGTAGCACCGTTACTGTGATGAGGACGTATGTCAATAGGATTATCTGGTAAAACAGATCGGAATATGCTTCGCACGCGATCCAGCGTACTTGGCCATCCACCTTGTTTGACATCGTCATCTACACTGAGAAATTTCTCAGTGGCAGCCGACACCATTTCTGGTGTCATAGGCATCTCGTACTTATAAAATACGAATAGTAACTGTCTTATTTTCTGTATATCTTTTCCACAGACATCTGGCTTAACGTAACCCATTTTACAATGAGTGCGTGAGAAGAATTCGTGCATAAATGCAGGTCTTTCATCTGTCTGACTCCGTTTTTTGAACGGAACGTCAGTCAAGTCAAATTTAATACCAGTTAGGGAAGCATCAAATGCTTTTCCTAGTGCTGGTAAGTCTCGTGTAAAGAACACAGAGCTCCCAGCACGCTTATGAAGCGTGTCGAGAGTCTTTTGATTAGCGACAAAGTATGTGGCAATTCCTTCCCATAAAGGGAGGTGGCTTTTCATAAAGGCCATTGTCATTCTCCTTAAATCCGGAGGACAATTAATTGACTGCACATTTTTCGATACACATGTCGACATTGCAACTACCCCTTAAAGGGATAGTCTACAAAATACAAGACAAGAGAAGCTGTCAAGATGACAACTAATCTTAGTACGTCTAGCATTACGCTTCTTTGTTTAGAAGCTTCTGCCAGATTGTATTATCATTGACCATGTCAATGAGTCTTGTTTTTGCGGCAGCAAGAATAGTGTTAGTATCCGTGTATCCAGACTCTGGATATACGAATTTAAACTGCACTCTTCCTGACTTAGGTTGGTCCTCATATCCCGTTGCGGGAGTGAGACCCATATCTAGGTACACAACAGTAGACACAATGCCGGTTTTAGTCGTCTCGTGAGAGACGGTAATTCCGTCAACGTCTCCAATTGAATCCGTGGGATTATCCCAACGGCCTCTTTGGCCAGAACTAAGTGTTCTGGAATATGTTTTGTCTGTGTCTAATGTGATATCGTTTGCAATCATAATAATTGTCTCCTTGTATTTGTGGTAACCTATCTTGATAGGTATCCAACCGCGAGTACATTAATGGTACGTCGAGGCGTAAAATTGGATTCGAATTCCAGCTCAAAAGAGCTTGGATCAAAGAAATTCGGATCGAGCGGGTGTCGTTTGTAGTGCTCGAATGATATATAATCATCATTAATCACTCTACCTCCCGAATAATACGGGACTTGGTGGTGATAACGGAGATTTCCTACCTTATGGGTAGAATATCCTCCGTCGAGCACATCGTATCGGAAACACTCATCGAGTGTGTCATCTTCAAGACGTTCCAGAAATTTCTGGACGCCAAGAAGATAATCAACAAACCACGAGAATGGAATTGCTTCCCAGATCCCTGTCAAGGGTTTCGAAAAGTCGTAGACGATCGTCCACAGCCTTGAAACCACATGATCAGGAATCGGTCTCGGTCGAATGTACAAGTGGAGTTTGGCAGAAAATTCGCCATAACCACTGTACGTTATCGTTCGAGATGGATAAGCAACCTCATTTACAACTTCAATTTCAGTCCTGTCAATAATATGACGGGACTTGATTATGTCGCGATGGAAATTCATTATGGTGCCTTTGGCAGCCAACTGATTCCATTGTTCGACTTTCTTGCGAAGTGAACTAAGTCCACTTGTGAGAGCATCGAAATCACCTAAAGTAGGTGTGACAGCGAAGTTGTCCGATAACCATCCTTGGGCGCCGCGTTCAAGCGGTTTACCAGGACTCAGAGATTTCAAGATACCAGGTATCAAGGATCTCAGGTCACCTATCTCTAAAAGGAAAGCTACCATATTGGTAGTAAAGTCCTTGGAAGAGGGGAGAATATCGGATACAGCACGAGCCATGTCTGAACTGTCAATGACAGTATCAAGAAACGACTCGGGGCGATCCATTTCGGCCTCCCACAATGCAAGCATTGCAGAAGAACTTAATGGATACACGGCATGTCTATGCCAGCCCATATGGTTAGAGGAACAGTTGCCGAACCGAGAGTAATAACCCTCGGTGTGCATGGGACCGTTGTTACTGTAAGAATACTTCCAGTTATCAACGAAATTGAATTTATTGGGGACGAAAGGTCCCCCATAATCCATAATTTTTTGGTATTCATGAGGAAGCTCGTACGTAACATTACGTACGTAGTTGTACTCACTATACCAAGACCCAAGTTTGCAGCCCAAGTAATTTCTTGAGTTTGCTTCACTTCTGTTAGTGTCAGTAGCGGTTAAAACGCCGCCTCTTTCACGAATCCTCTCCATAGTTAATCCTTTATATATTCTCTACCTAAGGTAGGATGACTGGGCGACGTGAGTCGTTTAAAGCGAACCTCAGCAAAAGCTGGG